CCTTGCCTCTGCCTTGTCACCACGTTGCCTTATAGGCCGCGATTGTCTTCCCGGTGATACCGTCCTATCACTTGGCCGTAACTTAAGCCTACACGCCAACGTAGGGTCATCCTGAAACTGTCAATATCTTGGCATTCTGCTTGTGAAGAGAGGATTGGAGTAGGGTCAGGGATCTGACGTTCCACGTGGAACATACTCTGTCAGCCTGTTGACATACCCTATAACTTCAATGCAGTCAACCGTTTAACTGGCTCATAGAACCTATGAGTAGGGTATCTGCATGGATTGCATAGCCTCTCAAAGCTGCAAGCATAGGCCAGCCCCTACCCTCACCCCACCGCTAGAGCGTGTACGTATCAGACCCCTCGCTCTATTTTCACTAATTTTTCACAAATTTTTACTGAAAACGGTCACAACTCATTGCTACTTGGTGGGTTAAGTGGGGTTTTGACGTATGCCACGCGCAAGCGGGCCACGGGGGGTATTAAGAACAAAAGATCTTAGTACCATATAGCAGCGGGGGGGTTCAGCGCCTCCAGCCAAACCGGGGCCTTCTAGACTCAAGCTTGAGGATTCTTTCATTGGCCTCACGTAAGTCTAGTCTTAACTGTTGAATACCAGACTCCAGCTCCACGATTCTACGGGTTGAATCCACAGCGGGCATGGAGTCACCAGTGCGCCTATACTGGCCCGACTTGTTCTCCTTGGCGAAGCGGCGGTCTCCATTGGGCTTCTTGGGAGTGGGTGGAGTAAATGAAGAACCGGGAACGGACCGGTAGGAACAATAGTTGTCCATGCAATACCGTATACAGTACAGTAATGGCTGGTCCATAAAGGATTTCATTTTTCCCTCAATCCCAGAACACGGGTTAGCAGTCTCGTCCCGAACACCGACCAGTACAGCTTGCGGATGAGGGCAAGGCGGGCTTCATGGTCATCATCCTCAAGTCCAAGGTCGTGAAGCTGGTCGCAGAGGGTATCCGTGAACTGGCGTTCCTTGTTCCGGTTCGCCTGTTCTACGGCGTCATAGTCCTCCGTATCCCGTTGGTGTTTCCAGCATTTGCATTCCACAAGACACCTCCTGTCCGGCATGGGCTAGACTTCCTCCCACCCTGCCTTCCGTAGTACCCTGACTTCATCCAAGGGTTTCCAGCTATCACTCTGCCCATCTCCCTTGCGACGCATGTCATTCCAAGTCCGTATCAGCCCCCACTTGTGACCTATCGCCGTCTGCAACCCTTCCTCGCCGATCCTTACCGTCACGCTGATGCCTTGCTTCTTGCTCTCCATGTAGATGGGAAACTCCATCATTCCTCCTCAAGCATTCTATAGTAGATTTCTAGGTATCCTGCAGCATCTACGACGTTATCCCGTTTGTGGTCATGGACTTCCCTGACAATCTTCAAGAGAACCATGCACAGGGCCACGTCGGCAGGTGACATCTCCCACCCCATAACCGCACTCCACAGCTTCGCCACCATCTCGAAGAGTTCCCTCGGGGGACCGTATTGATTCTGCCGTTCCCCATTCACCAGCGCATCAGCTTCAAGCAGTACAGACTTCATCCTAGATCCCCCCGCAAGAATGCCCAAGCGAGTGTACCAACGATGAGGTTGAAGACTCCCATCACCCCAGTTGCGAAGAGTCCCAGAAACAGGTTGGTCCGGTATGCCGAGACCAAGAATGCAACCCCTGCCACCCCAATGAGAATGTAGCAAAAAAGAAAAAGACCTATCCAAAGTCTACCCCACGGGTCATTCATTGCAGTGTTCCTCCTTTCGTGGTAGAGTATGCTACCACTTCAAAGGAGATGTCAATGAAAATCGGAGAAATAGTTCCAGAAAGAGAAGTCGTCCAGGCAGAGAAGCGGTACGTAATTTCGGTGTCAGCCCTATCCCACCAATGGCTCAAGGCGGAAGCAGAACGCAGGAACGTGACCTTGCAGCAGGTTACCGAAGAGTCCTTCTATGCCTACCGCAACATGGTCGAAGAGTCCATCGCCATCAAGGGAGAAGAGTAAAAGACTTGACATAGCAGACAATTAGGTAGAAAGTCTGCGACATGGGACGATCCAACCGATTGCCTGCCTTAGGCGGCCTGACCGTTCTTGAGGACAGGTTCTGCACCTTTGTCGCCCAAGGACTATCCTTCTCCGAGTCAGGACGCAAGGCTGGATACTCCCATGACAACAACGTCGATAAACTTCTCGCCAACCCAGCTATCCTTCGGCAGATTGTCAATCGAATCAGAGAGTATAAGCGCGACGTGGGAGCTATCGAACTCCTCTCCAAGAGCAAGCAAAAACTCCACGCCTTGATGGACTCGGCAGACGAGAAGGTTGTCCTAGGAGCTGCCGCTTCGGTTCTTCGCACCTTCTCCGGGCCAGGACGTAAGACCCTCTTCGAGAAGGCAGTCGAGGAAGACCTCAAAACTACCGACCTGGCTGCCTTAGCCCGTAGTCTTCTCCCAAAAGACGCCATCATGGACGCTGAGATTATCGAGCCGAAGCAGTTGGTAGCCAGCGAAGGGGAAAAACCCAGTGACTGAAAGACCAAGGGTTACCGGGAAGATCAAGGTGGATGCCGAAAGGCTGATGATCTCATGGCTTCGGGACCTCTCTACCTGTACCGAAGAGGAAATACGATCTCGCTGGAAGGATCCCCAGAAGAGTGTCATCGACCGCCTGGAGAAACTTGCCAATCCCCAAGGTGGTTTCGAGGCCAGGGTCAAGGGCCATAACCCCATCTACTTCCTCGCCGAACGGGTTTGGTTCGATAATGACCCCGCCTTGCTCTATGCCCCTCTTCACAAGGACATCCTCTGCAAGAACGTACTTGACTATGCTCTTAACCCTGGGGAGTTCCGGTCTCTGCTAATCCTCATCCAGCGATACTCCTACAAGTCCACCTTCATGCACGGTGTCGTCCCCATGTGGCTTCTCTTCCGTGGGAAGCACCTGCACAACAGGGATGAACGCATCGCCCTGGTTCACCACAAGGAAGAGATGGCCAGCCGTAACCTCGTCCGAATCAAGCTGAAATTCACCCAACACGAGTGGTTGAAGAAGAACTGGGCGGAGTTCTGCAAGGACGAGGACTTCGGGACCATGAAGAACTTCAACGCGCCTTGCAGGGTGCTGTCCTCGTATTCTTCGGAACCTTCGGTCAGTTCTGCTGGCCTGGGCTCCAGGCTTACTGGGTCTCACTTCTCATGGATGTTCTTCGACGATATCGTCACCGAGGAGCATATCGACTCCAAGACCATCCGGGATGACGCCTTTGCCTCCTACTCAGCTTCAAGATTTATGCTGGATATGCCGGGAGGACGCGAAATCTGCAGTGGCACCCGTTACCATCCCAATGACCTCTGGGGGAAACTCCTCAAAGCCAACGTCGAAGGTCAACCGATCTACAAGTCGGTGGTTATTTCTTCCATCAGCGATTCCGATGACCTTTCATTTCCAACACGGCATACCAGGAAGTTTCTGGAAGACCTCCGGCAGGAGTACATCAGCCGGAACGGGAATGACGACTTGTGGTATCTTCAGATGCAGAATGAGCCCAAGGTGACCCGGCTTATTGCTGCCGACTGGTCATGGATGAAGCATTGCACCAGGGAGGACGTTCCGTGGCAATCGTGGCGAGTCATCCTCGTGGACCCTGCCTGGAAAGGGACGGAAAACTCCGGAGAAGGCGACTGCGCCAGTATCCAGGTCTGGGCCTGCCACCGCGTCGGAAGTCTCATCAATTACTATCTGTTGGACGGTGTCCACAGCAACGAGTTGACCGAAAAGGCTGGCATTGACCATATTTTCCGACTCATGCGACAGTATGGCATCAGCGACGTGGCGCCCGAGGAGCATGGCGGAAAGGGATTCAGTTCCCGGCTCCAGAATGAGGGAACTTCCAGGGGATGGTTCACCAACATCATTACCCTGAAGAATATCCGTAAGGAAAAATATGGGTTATCACGTATCGTCGGATGGCTGGGGACTCTGCAGTCAGGGCGGATCTGGCTCTGTAAGGAATGTGACCCAGATCTAAAGGAAGTTCTTGAGGAACAGGTTAGAGAGTATCCCCAGGTGGATCATGACGATGCCCTCGACTGTGCCGCCTACACCCAGGACCCTGGCATCACTGAAAGTTACGTTCCCAGGTTCAATGAGGACATGCACTCTCCTCCGTGGCAGAAGGAACCGGAACCCATGAGGCGTACCCGCTACTGTCAACTATGAGGGGATTATGAGTTGTAGTCATACGTCCAACACGGAGTCACCAAAATGAAAGATATGCATTTCTACGTCGGTTTCGGCCTGGCCATCTTTGCTGTGGCCACCGGACTTGTCTATTTCGGGAAGATTTCCGGGGAGATCTATTCCAGTCTCGTTCAATGGGACGTGATGAGTGTCTGCGGGGGAGGTGCCTTCTCCGCTCTTCGCAGACTCGGAGGTGGAGCCAATGGCAAGTAAGAAGCCTCTCGGAATGAGAATGAAAGCATTCGGTGGTGGCAAGAGACAGCAAGGAATGTTCGGACCTGGGAAAATACGACAGGGATGGGGCGGAGGAAGAGCGATGGGTGGAATGATGCGTCCCAAGCCTCGCAAGATGGCCAAGAGACCCATGTAAGGGAAGACAATGGCACAGAAAAATCCTCTGGAAATACGAAAACTTCTTGAGTCTAAACCGAAACCGGGAACCCCTGAGTTCAGCGATAGGGCCTTTTGGAGACGTGAACGACTCTTCAAAAACCCCATCACAATACCGTTGAAGAAACCTAGTAAGGCCAAGAGCAGAATCAGGCCGGACTTCAATATTTCTAGTCGCACGAAGCGTATTAACACGGTTCTTAAAGGAGACTAGATAGCAGTGAAGACAAAAGGGAAGAAGCATATTCTCCTTGCCATCCCCTGTGAAAGCAATGAAGTCCACGTCCCAGTGGCCAGCTTCGCAGTGGAAGCCATGCGGCAGAATGGAATCAAGGACTGCCCTTATGAGTTCTCCATAGCCTTCCAGGTAGGCCGAAAACCCACGGAGTTTGCCAGGAACTGTCTTATCACCCAGGCTTACAACCGCAAGGACTGTGATGCTATCTGGTTTGTAGACAGCGACATGGTTCCCTCAAAGAACAGTTTCGAACTACTGAACTGTAAGGATGATATCGTGGCGGGAATCGCCCCCATCCTTTCCAATCCACTCAGTACGGAACCGTCCTTCACCTTCAATCTTTACAAGAGAGTCCAGAGCAACAACAATCTGGATTTCATCCCCATTGGACTCAATGGAGGCGTTCCCTTCAAGGTGGATGGTGCAGGGACGGCTTGTATGGTCATAGACCGCAAAGTCTTCTCCGACAAGAGACTCTGGCTTGGGAAGCCATCAGGCAAGGAGAAGATCATTCCCTTATTCAGATGGCCTCGGTCTATCACAGGAGAGACCCTGGGGACCGACGATCTGGACTTCTGCCGACGTGCCAGGGATCTTGGATACACTATTACCGTCAATCCGAATATTATCTGGGGCCATCTCAAGGAAATGGACCTGATGTGGCCCATGGAAAAACTACGCACAGTGTTGATGCGCCCGCCTTCCAGCCTGATCACCATGAACGAATGGAACGATCACGCTATCAGGGCCGGTCAGAACCCACACTATGTCTATCAAAACTGCAGCCCGTCTGGCGAGGCCACGGGGAATAGTTCCCAGGATGGCGTTAATCGCACCCACCGGAAACAGGTGACGGGAGTTTCCAAGGAAGGACAAGCCCATGCCTAGAATTGTGAGACCTTATCCCCTCGATGCTCAGGCCAAGACTTCTGTGGCCACCATCGGAACAAATGCCGGTACCAATGTTTTGACCATGGGACTGGCGATGACCCCCCTGAGTCTGCACGGAAAGATTGAGAAGTGGTGGATTATCAATGGAACCCTCGGAACCGGAACAGGAACCATGACATGCTTCCTTACCGTCAGTGGAGGAACGTCGTCTACCAGACAGATCAGCTCAACCATTGTTGTAGACCCCGCAGGGGTTGCCGGAACCTATCAGGAAGGAGCTGGGTGGTCTTCTGGGATGTACGAGGTGGCTTATGGAGACCTACCCTTGGCCCTGTCCCTCTATAGCACCCAGGGAACTACCAATGGCAATGCTCCTGGACTTCTTGTCGGATGCGTCTGGAGGCTCTGATGGCACAGAATCCAGTCAAGTTCGGAACCTTTACTGCCACCACCAATGGAACGGTGGCCCTCACGACAGCTGCGTCAGGGTTTGGAGCCTTTCCGCCCAACAACCAGATCGCCGGTCATGGGGCCAACGTCTGGTGTGAAATCACTTCCGTCGGTTCAGGTTCGGCTTGGGCCACCGGAAGCGGTTTCAAGTGGACTTCTCCCGGCGGAAATGCCCTGTCCATCGGTACCATCGGGGCTGTGACATCCACCACGAACTCGCAGATGCTGACTCTTGCCGCTGCCTTTGTGGATGCCACAAAACTGACCCATCCACCGATTACTCACGTTCAGGTAACCGTACAGACCGCAGGGACAACGACTTCCTTAATCGGCGACCTGTACATCATTCCGGCGATCTGATGGGACATTTCCAGACCGACTGGACCGAAGGCTATAAGGAATCCTTCGAGAAGGCGGTTGGACTCTGCGAAAATCACGGATCGGCCCTTGAAATCGGATGTTTCGAGGGCCGGTCCACTATCTTCTTCGCGGAGAAGTTTGATCATGTGGACGTAATCGACACCTTTAAGGGCTCCCCGGAAATCATCAACTCCGGTTACAACTGCGAAGAACTCTATGAGACGTTCCATAAGAATACCCTAAAGCTGTCCAACAAGATTACCCCTCATGTTGGAATGAGCCATAACGTCATGTGCGGGATGGTAAGTCAGGGCAGAATGTTCGATTTCGTCTATGTGGATGGCAGTCATACCGCCATTGACTGCGCCACTGACACCCTTCTGTCCATCGGAATGCTCAACAAGGGTGGTGTCATCCTCATCGACGACTACCTGAACTGGATGGAATTGACTCCAGGGTCAAGAACCCATGATGCCGTTGACTTCATTATTCATGCTCTCCATGGGTCCAACATCGTCCTTCAGTACGTTGGGACACAAGTTGCTTTCAAGAAGGCATAACAGTGGATATCCAGTCTAGTAATCCTGCGATGGTTCCAGTGCCTTTCTCAGGAAGAGACAGTTCATCAGATGCGCTTCACTATGTCCTCGACTTCGTGGAGAAGAGTGAACAGTTCCGGAGAAGGTATGCCGACATCTGGGATGAAGTCCTGGCCAACTATATGGTCTCCTTCGATACCAATGGAGGAAACAGTACCTATGCCTGGAACTGGAACAGTAGGATCAACGGTGTGGCCAGCCGCGTACCTGGGTTGAGAGGGCGAATCAATGTAGGGTCAAGATTGAAGGACCCCGAAACCCACCAGATCGTGGAAACCCTGTCTGCCCAGGCTATCAGTCTTGCCTTGGGCCAGCGAGACTACGTCCAAGCAGTTCCGATTGGCATGGACGACCCGGAGAAGGCCCGGTTACTGAGCCGTCTCTTGATGGGAGTCCTTGAGTCACCCAACTTCTTCATGTCGAATTACCTGGGGTTCAAGGATTCCTTTATCTTCGGTACAGCCATCATGGAACTCGGATGGGAGATGTGCCAGAGAATGCAGATGACCGCTCAGGGTCCTGTGCCCATGATCTACAAGAACGGTCCTCTTCTCCGTAATGTTGATATCTACGACTTCTATCCTGACCCATCTGGCACCAGAATTCAGTACGACATGGTGGGAGTAGCTAAGAGGTTCCGGATCAGCCGTGCCCAAGCCTCTGAACTGGCTCGCCAGAACGTCTATGACCCTCTCAAGACCGAACTTGTCAGTCTTCGGGCCAAGGCCAAGGTGAACGCCCAGAACAGTGGGACCGGAGACGCCCGTTTTCCGAGCGACCAGAAGCAAGTTGCCAGGGACACTGGGGTCTTGGAAGGCTTCGAGTACTGGGGAAGGGTGCCTTACGCGACCCCAGATGGCGCTGACAACCGCGTCATCACCGTTCTTGAGGGTGAAGTCGTCCGGGACACCATAAATCCCTACTTCGACGGCATGATTCCCTTCAAGGAAATCGTGGTTAACCCCATTGCTGGACGGTTTTATGGACTTGGACCTGCTGAAGTCATCCGGTACATGCAGGATTCCGCCGATAACATGCTGATGCTGTTCAACGACGCCGCAGATTCTGCGGTCCATGCACCTCTACTGGTTGGGTCAGCCTTCGGAGGAGACCCCAACAGGTTGCGTAATCGGGCCCCTCTGGACATTATCCCTTGCGCTAACCCTGAAGCTGTCCAACCGCTTCCTGTGGACATGAATGCCCTTCAGTTTGCTTCCCAGGACTTGATGCGCCGCAAGATGACCATGAGGGAGGCAGGGGGTGCGAACAATCCGAGCCAGTCCATTCCCAGTTCAGACCGCCAGACGGCCACCGAAATCAGCACTTTGGCTCAGGCATCATCTCAGCGAAGCGAGTTGATGGTCCAAATCTATGAAAGGGACTACCTTAGCTGGCTTGGGAAGGCGATTCACTACCGGGTGAGGCAGTATGGGTCACCCCAGATGATCGCTACCCTCGAAGGCGAACCTTTCATGGTTCGGTTGGAGGATATCGACTATGAGGCCGATGTTCGATTCGTCGGAAGTCTGCATTTCAAGACCAAGATGCAGAAATCCTCTGAATTCCAGCAAGCCTTGACTGTCCTTGCCGATCCGGAACTGGTGATGATGTACCCTGAAGTCGTCGTGCAATATTTGCGCGATGTTCTCGACTTCAAGGACGCAACGAACATCGTCCAGAAGGCTACCCAACAGATACAGATGAAAATGATGATGGAAGCGGTTCAGAATGCTGCTTCAGGGAATGACCAAGAAGAGCGTGGCCGTGCCTCTCAGCCAGGAAATAAGGAAGAAAACATGGGAACTGAAGCTGGACAGACCGAGAAACAGGGAGCAGCGATATCATGACGGGAGATAATGGTAACGTGACAACCTTTGACAAGTTCAGGAGACTGGTTTCAAGGGATATTCTGGTCCCTCCGCTTGCGAGGCCACCAGAGCCAACTCCAGAAGAAACTGCCAGAGGAAAACTATCTGATTGGTCTAAAAACTCCCATGAGAGCTATGGAAGTCTCATGTTCGTACTTGACTTGCTCCGCGAAAACGCGGAAGCTACAGAGAATACGTCACTTGCTAACCAACCCCTGATGTTGTTCCATCACGGGAGGGTGGCGGCCTTCAAGGAGCTGAAGGTTTTTCTGGAATCGCTACGCCGGGATGCTCCCCCCGCGTAAGGAGAATGAAAATGGACCCTAACAGCCCCAATCCACCGGCTGGAACACCGCCCGCAGAGGGGACGACTCCTGCTCCCGATCTCAATGCTGAACTGAACCAACTCCGGTCTAAAGTCAACGAGCTTCAGACCCGAGAAGGACGGTTCCGCAACGAGAAAGGGGTCATGCAGTCTCGAATCCGTGAACTCGAACAGTTGGCCCTTGGGAACTCGACTGAAGGGCCGGATTATGGGCAACAGACCTTTGTTCCCCCCGGCCAACAATACAACAATCCCCAGTATCAGCCTGCATTCCATGTACAACAGGATGTGGTCACACGAGAGGAATGGGATCTTGACCGATTCCGGCGCGAGCAACCCACACGCTTCGATGCGGTGCGCAGCGTCGCCCTCGATTCTGTCAAAGTTTCCCAACACATCAAGTACCGCCCAGGCCCTAGCGGTCAGGCCGTCCCCGATGTGTATGGCACCTACAAGGCCATCTCCGATTCGATGGAACTCCAGGAACTGCGGGAAGCCCAAGCCAAAGCCAACCCCAACAGAAACCCTGCTTTGGGAGTCATCTCCGGATCTGGAGCCGCGTCTTCACCGGAGCAGATCGACTTGAACTCTCCGGAAATGACACCGGAAAAGGTGAAAGAGATGTTTCCCGAAGCTTTCGTCCCTGAGGCTACTCCCTGGGGGACTAGAAGGTAACTAGATGGCTGCTGCCAGAACTATACAGGGCTCTGCTGGTGCATCGCATCTGGGTGCCGTACAGGATGCCTATCTTGAGAAACAGTTTCTCAGGTTCCTGCATCGGCGACTCGTTGCCGTGCCCCTTTGCAAGCGTTCCACCCTTCCAGAAAACTCCGGAAGGACGGTTCGCTGGAACTTCTTCGTGGCTCCCACAACCGCTGTGGCGAACCTGACCAACAATACCACCACAGAAGGAACGACCCCTTCGGTGGGGACCGCGTATACTCTTACCTCCGTGACGGGAACTCTTTCCGAGTTCCAGAACTACCTCGACTATTCCCGCGTGTTCCAGCTCATTTCGCTGGCGGGGAGTATCGACGAGGTGGCTCGTGTCATGGCGTACGAGGCTGCGATGACCTTTGATGCTTTCGTCATTGATGGAGCCAACGCGACCAGTACCACTGTGGATGCTGGAACCGCGATGACCGCTGATGCCGTGCGTCAGGGGGTTGCTGCCTTGGAAAACTTCGATGCTCAGCCGAACCCCAATACTCCTGGCGGGGCTTTCTTTGCTGGCATCTTCTCAGCCGAAGCGGCCTACGATATGATGGGAGAAGGTTCTCCTGTCTGGTTCCAGGCCAAATCAAGTGACTATCAGGCTGCTCTGACGACTCCGTGGGATGGTACCGTCGCCACAGCGGGTCTGTACAAGTGCCTGATCAAGGTCTCCAACAACATCATCGTCGCCGCCAGCGAGGACTTTAACCTCATTGTGGCCGACGAAGGGATCTGTTGCGCGTCCCTTGGAACTGACCCCATCGGACCTCGCATCATCCACACCCGGCCCGACGAGAACGTCGCCAGTCCGACCCGTAACTTCGGGACCATCGGCTGGTGGGGGCTCTTTGCCGGAGGACTCCTGCAGAACAAGTGTGTCGCCTACGTGAAGTCCGACGCTGGCGTTCACACCCACACTGCGGCTTCCTGGGGCACCAACCCGATGTAAGTCGGGTCCAGCGAGTTCGGCAGCTCTCGCCAAAAGCTGCCAGAAAATATGGGATGTATACGGAAAGGAACCTGTTGCATATGAAAGACCGGCGAACGGTGTATGTACCTCAAGGGCGAGGTTGGAGTCTTCACGACCTGCTCCAAGTACGCAGACCGCTACGACCACATGCTCATCGTGATGGTGGATGGTGATGGGAAACCCCAAGGACTCGATTACTGCATCCCAGATTCATGGCCTGAATGCTGCCAAGGGTGTTCCAAGGAAGATTAACGGAAACGTCGTGAACAACTCCGGCAGGAAGCACGTCATGATGGCGATTCCCTGCATGAAGGCTTCCATCACGACTCCCATAGCTACCCTGATGTGCGATTCCGTCCTTGAGGGGTTGAAACCTGGGGGTGAGTGGGTCTACTCGTTCAGGATCGTCTCCGACTACTTCCCAACCGAATACGCCAGAAACGTCCTTTGCCGACACTTCCTGGAATCCGATGCCCAGTACATGTGGTTCATCGACTCTGACACCATGCCCGATGCAAATTCCTTCAAGTTATTTGATGTCGATGCTGATATAGTGGCAGGAGTCTATCCTATCGGAAGACAGGAACGCGGGAACCGGGTTCTGGCTGTCGATTGGGGGATGTACCAGAAGTCGGAGGAACACGAGAATGGATGGCTCGCCCTGCCCTTGGAGGCCTACCAGAAGGGCGAAGTCATTGACGTGGACGCCGTGGCCACAGGTTGTATGGTCATCAAGCGTCACGTCATTGAACACTTTGCCAAGACAGCAGAAAAAGACGAAGACGGGACTCCGGCCATCTTCTTCTGGCCGAAAGTCTGTACAGGGAAGTCCATCTGCTCGGACGACTTTGACTTCTGCAAAAGGGCGAAAGCGGCAGGGTTCCAGATCAAGGTCCACACCTCGGTGAGATGGGGCCATCTGAAGTTCAAGGACCTCCGGGATGTCTACGAACAGTTGAAGTCGGCTTGGATGGCCGGATACGAAGAGTCTGCTGAAGAAGGGGGCTACACAGCCCTCAAAGAAGGGATGGGACTGGAAGATGGCTCTCAAGTCATCCTACCTCCTCACGGCCCCCAGTGACGCTGTAGACGCTCTTGGGGTTACGATGACGAGTGTAGACCTTATCAAAGGATTGCGGCAGTGCAATGCCAACCTGACCGTTCCTGATCCTTCCGTGTTTCCCTGGTATCCCTTGCAGATGAATGGGCATACCAGTATGTGGATAGGGGAACCCTTCAAGGGCAGGAAAATCACTGTGTTGCGTCTCGGAGCTATTCCTGAATGGACCCAACTTGACCCCAACGGACTCATCATCGAACTCGGGTGGAGAAGGATTCTTACGAAGGCCATCAGAGCCAAGGCAGTCACCAAACGGCAGATCGAGAGAGTCTTCAAGATATCCATGGACGTGGATGGAGCCAGTGGGTATTGCCAGCAATGCAGAAGGGAAGGGCTCGGTTTCGTCAAGTCCAATAGTAAGTCAGGGATGTGCGACACCCATGCTCATGCCTATGGACAGGTTTCCAGCGCAAGACGCCAGAAAAAGGACGCTCCTCTGGCGCTCCGCGACCTTGCATCGCATGAATCGCGGTTACCCGTGAGCGTCAATGTCGGAGGCTCCAAATGAGTTCCAGAGTGTTCCGTGGCAACCCGAAATGGAAGAATGGAATTCCAGCCAACAGCAAGATCCGCATTGTGACCCTCCCAGACGCGACAGTGGTGTATGAGAACGACCGTATCACCAAGGAAGTCACTGTGGATCTTGATCCTGGTTACTACCACTGCGTTGTCAAGAAGTTCCTCGGCAGGAATTCCATGGGACGCCTTAGTCAGATTCGTTTCGAGGAACGGTTCTTTCACGACCTCACGGAACAGGAATTCAACGTCCTGGCTACCATGAGGCCCACCAACGCCAAGGGGAGGCTTCTCTCTGGGGGATGGAACTACAACTGTGGTTATCCGGCCTGTGAGTACTCCTGCAACAACCCGATGGCGATGGTCCTCCATGAGATCGAAGTTCACAAGGACATCAAGAGGTCGGATCTCGTTAAGGATTCCGACTATCTTATTGACCAGAACCTGACTGCACAAGCTGAAGCCGCCGATAAGGCCAGAGGACCAGTCAAGGGTCGTGCCTACGTAGGCGACAAGGCATAAGGATGACAGATGCCTGATGTCTATTTCCAATCACAATCGTCCAGTTTTCCACAGACCTCCGAGAACAGGACTAGGACACAGGCGTCGGTTGAGTTGCTTGAGTACACTGGCGGGGCGAATCGACCAGAGGCTCAGGTTGCTGCTGCAAGAGCCTGGGACTCCGCTGTCAGGGAATTCAATACAGTGGGATGGAGGTTCAACCGGCGCACCCAGAACATCACCCTGGTTGCCTCTACTCCTACCTATGCCCTTTCTAGCACCTTCAGATCTCCCATCCGTGCTGTCTACCTCGATACCAACAGTAAGGAACAGTGGCAGTTGGAGTGGATGTCTTGGGAGGTCTGGGTATCCGTTTATGGCAGCGGGGCCACGGCCAATGCTTCTCTAGCGGACTACTACACCGCCTTCAATATCCACAATCAAGGAACCATCAGGCTTGAACCTTCACCGGGAACCTCTGTGACTTGGCCAACCCTTCAGGTTCAGTACCTTGCCAGGATTGCACTGGCGACAGACAATGATGACCGACTGAACGTTCCTGTCGAGGTAGACGAGGCCGTTTTCCAACTTGCTGCTGCAACCTTACAGGACAGGGTTCGTGGGGGTGCTGATAGCATCTTTGGACGAGCCAAGATGCTGAGGCTTGAGTGTGAGCGAGAGCACCGCGAATGGCCTGAACCTACTGGTTGGGGAGCCAACGGATAATGGGACAACGTTACAGGAGAACCCATGGCTAGGAAAAAGAAGTTAGACACCAGGATGAAAAGTGCATATTCCAACGACAGAATGACTGTTGACGAGATGGACTATCAGGCGCAACTGATGGGTAAATTGAATTGGAAAAAGGGCTCGAATAGCGATGTTGCAAGCCTGCGCCCTTCGCCAGAGAAACCATTGAGGCCACCCAGATCGTTGATGGTCAGAGTTTTTAAGGGCAAAGTTTCCCAAGAGGCAGCCAGAAGACGTAACAAACTTCTCCGACCACGGTGAAATAATATGCCCCAGCTAGGCCGTTTCACGCACACAGCATCCAGTAGCACCACCGGACTCCCAATATCCGGAGCGTCAGTTACCCTCTACAAAGAAGGTTCTACTGTCAATGGAGCCCAGGCCATTACCACTGGACAAGCAGTAACGGTAAGACATCGCGGAAAGATTGTTGCCACCGACAATGCTTTTCTGAATACGACCACGGGAACACTCTATGCTGTGGATAGCGTCACAGCCACCACCATCACCTTGAGTGGATTTGCCGGAACTCTTAGTCTGGCCAATGGAGATCGGATTATAGCAGCAACCAATACCCCATCGTTTTACACTGACGACCAAGGCGGAGCGGCTGTTTCCCCAACAGCCAACATCCTTACAACCTCATCTGTGGGACTGGCAGCTGCCTATGTCAATACCGGAGCTTACGATTATATCGTCAGCGGAAGTGGACTTAATACGGAACTCTATCAGGGTATGGTGGTGAGTGGAGAAGCCCCGTCTGTCATCTATAGCGGAGAGACGGACTCGGCATCCGCTGTTGCCCATAAACTCGATACGATCAATGCCATGTCCACGAGCGGATCGAAGTTACTCTCCCTGTTAAATAACACAACCGAGAAGTTCTACGTAGATAAGGACGGTAAACTCGGATTGAACATCGGCATTCTCGGTACCCTTGCTGTTGCCGGGGCTACAACATTATCGAGTACTCTCGCAGCCGGTACAACCACCATAACTGGAACACTCACTGCAAGTGATCTTACTACGGCAGGCGCTCTTACAGCTGGAACTGTGTCCGTAAGTGGTGCTATTTCTTTGGCAGCAACCACGATAACGAGTACTCTTCTTGTTGGAAATGCCAAGACAAGTCTCTACAGACTTTACTGTGATCAAGGAACATCTCATGTCAATGGAGACTGGGTTTTAAGTGCCGGTTGGGGCAGCACGGCGACTGCAACGGTTGCCGCCTCTTCCAAGGACAATAGATTCATGGTCACTATTCTTTGTCAGGGAAGTGGGATTGCCGCTAATCCTACTGCAACCCTGACGTTCAAGAATGGAACCTTCACAAGCGCTCCGTTTGCTGTTTTGAACTGGAGTGGAGGTACTGGGAATGTCCAGACTTCTCCGCTCTGGACCACAACAGCGACTACCCTGGTGGTGACTCACAAGGATAGTGTCGATAATGTTCCCAGTTCAGGCGATACCTACATTCTTGGGGGTATTGTCATAGGATAATGCCTACTCTATCGATCCAGGTTAATCGTGGACTCGTAACAAGCAGAGATCCAACGTTGCTTGAAGAAGGAGAATTGTCCCAGGCGGCGGATTGCGAATACAGACCCAATAATCCTGCTCTATGGAAGGTGAGTGGACGGACGGAAATCAACTCTACGCCTGAATCCGAAACTATCAAGGGACTAACCTACTGCGAATTTGACGCAGCCGCAGATAAGATTGTGGTCCATGTTGGAACCACCTACAGGACATCCAGCGCGGTCACGTCAGGGGCTTCCTTCTCCAACTTGGTGACAGGCCTGACTGGGGGATCAACCCTGGTGACCGCTTATCTTGCCAACAAGTTCTACCTGTTCAATGGAGTTGACAGGGGCTACGAGTTATCCAGTGATGGCACCACGATGCTTCACGGGATGCTCGAGAACACGGCTGCGCCAGTCGACGGGAATAACGGATCAGGAACAGGGTATACCCTCTCTACTGGCTCCACGGTTACCTACTGGGTGGAGGAACGGGTTAAGTCAGGGTCGAGTATCCTGAAACGCAATGCGGCTCTTAGCACAACTGTTGCAACTGTTACCGGGACTGGGATCTTGATTAAGCCAGCCATCACAAGACCCGCCCAGGTCAATAGTGATGCAACTCACTGGGCTTTGTTTGGAACAGCCACCAACTCAACCTTCCCAACTGGGGCTGAGATTGCTGAGGTTGTTATTGGAACCGAGACCATAGAAGATACTCGTACTGGGACAAATCCATCTCTGCCCACTGGAACCATTTATGAACTCCTTTCAGTAACAGTTCTTACTGCCACCAGCAACGTCCCACGCAACGGTGTTCCTCCGATATCAAGCATTGCCGAGATTTATGAAGACTCCCTTATCCTCAACGACAAGAACGATCTCAGTAAGATCTGGTACTCATGGCCCTATACGCCTCACAAGATTCCGCTGCAGAACTTCATCGACTTCCCGCGATCTGACGAGGTGACCAACATCAAAACCCTTGGTGGGGTCTTGATAGTCCTTCTCCGTGACAGTGTCTGGAGGATTCACTACCTTCCCAGGCCCGAGGATGCCACCTTCAGTAGAGAAACGGTGAAGGAGGAACTGGAAGGGGCCCATGGCTGCGTAGGACCTTATGCAGCCTGTACCTATGGTTATGGAGATGGGAACAAGCTGGCCTATGTGAGTCGATACGGTCTGATGGTGACCAATGGCAATCAGTGGGATATCCTTTCCGCTGACTTAGACTGGGATAACACCTTCAACGTATCCCAGTTATCCAAGGCAGTCCTTGTTAACAACCCGGCGAAATTCAGGCTGGAAATGCTTGCTCCTTCGTCTAATAGTACAGTCAATGATGTCTGTTACTTCTTCCATTACCATCCCAGCCATATCAAGGCTGACGGCCCCAGTTTCAGGTCCAAGGTGACTGGACCTATCCATCGCCCTGCGACTTGTGCGACCATTATGTTCTCAGAAGGCCGTAAATTCGCCCTACAAGGCCATAGCAATGGCTCTGTCTACCTTGGGGATAGTGGGAACACAGAGCCTGTGGGAAGCCTTTCCATGACCATCAGGACCGGGGATCTGGCCCTTGGAGGAACAGGGGGACTCGGAAAGGTGGTCAGGATGTGGTGTCATCATCAGGCCCATCCCAACCAAGACGCTACCCTTCTCCATGTCAGCCGGAACGAGGGCCAGGATGATTACACCAAGGCTCAGATCATCGACCTGGATAGGCGCGAGAATAGCCAGATGGACTGGCCTGGCCTTGCCGAGTCCTTTCAACTTGGATTCGAGAACTCGGATACTTCCGGCTCTGTCTGTTTGGACTACTTTATGGCAGAAGTACTTCAGGAAGGCGATATATGAGGTCTTATAAGCCCATCCTCTATAAAGGGGTTAAAGACCCTGCTGCCAGGGACTGTTTCCGTCTGTTGGACGATCTCGTTCGTCAGTTAAGTCATCAGACTTCAACTCCTTCCGGCGATGTTCCTGAGAATACCACGGGGACCATTGTCACCAGCATTAGGGCCAATCTGGTTGGTAAACGCGCTGGCGATATCAGATTCAACACGACTGCTTCGATTGGGGTTACCAACGTCCTCAATGAGTTTTCTCATACCCTGTTGGCTATTCCTTCAACAGCCGCCCTACCAACCCACTGGAAGGCAACCAATACCTATACCTATGGGACGGTTGCGGCACCTGGGATTACTGACACGATTGCCAGATCCGATGATGTCTTGGTTTATCCTGAAGCCTTGGGAACCCTTGCCAACAGAGCCTTAAGACTAACCATCACCAACGATGGGACCTATGGAGGTCTCTTAACCCAGTCCTCCGGGTTTAGTGTGGATGCTCTATCCCTCCTTCCCAATGGCGGGAATGCCCTTAAAATAGACGCTACTGCAGTTAGAAGGGCTTCGAGCGACTTTCTAGCCCTGACTCAAGGGAAGGGGTTAGGAATGGTAGATGCGCAGGGAACTGCTCATTATTGGCGGTTATGCATGAGCACGGATGGGATTCCTTACTGTACCAACCTAGGGACGACGGCCCCCTAATGGCTACCCGCTTCTATTTCGATCTGACAGCAGCATCGACTTATGAAACTGCAAGCATCAACAGCAACTGGGATGCAGATTTCAGAAGTGTTGGTGGTGGTGGGTTTCGTCAGGCATTGACACTTACGAGGGGTTCAACCAACAACACCGGATTTTCAGGAAGCACGGGCAATCTTCCGGTTCCGCCCGGCTATTCCTGCTGCAACGTCTTCCAGTACATCTTTACTGATAGGGTGGTCATTGCTGGCAACGTCCGGGCCGCCTACGTAGGGTACAGAAATAACAACGGAAACAATGTAGACCATGCCATTTGTGCGTACATAAAGAACTCCTCCGGAACACTGGTAGCCACGATTCTTGAGTTTTTCCCTGGCCCGACGAATTTCTATGGATTCAATCCTGGTCATTGTTCAGTCATCCCTTCTACGGCGGTAACGGATAGTGGCTATGTAACGGCGATTGGGGATGTCCTTTATATCGAAGTCGGCCTAGGTTGGCTGGCGCAGTCCGGTGGCAGTACCTGCGGAATAACAATCGGCTGCAGTACCAGTAAAACTGACTGGCTAACATCGGAAGATGCCACTGCAGATACCAGTCCAACAGCAAAAAATCCATGGTTTGAATTCGAGACTACCTTAGCGGCAGCCACGTCAGCAGACGATTTCCTGATGACGTTAAGCGGGGCGGATATCACTTCGCGGATTTCCGTCCCAAGCAAAGCTGGACTTCATTTCTTCGACAGATCTCAGAATATCCTTTCTGTCTGGAACGGGAGTGATTGGAAGCAGATGGTGGCCAGCCTGAACGCGAACGGTGGAACCTCGTTGGGCGGGAACGTAACCTTCAACAACACCACCGACATCAACGTCACCCTGACAGGATCGACGTTCACGTGGAATGCCCAGGCGCTTTCCACGGTGGCCGACCGGACCAAGACGCTGACACTGACGGAGGATTTATCCTTTGGGGCTACGCTGACTGCATCTGCTACGTGGTCGGCGCCCTACCTGAGTTTGGCTGCACCAGGTGGGTCGTTGAGACCAATTACGATTGACGCCAATGGTCATCTGGCCGCAGCCGGTGGTCTTCCCACAAGCATCGCGGTTCTTGACTTTCTTGAGGCGGTAACGACCACTGCACAGATAATCGGAGTACGCGGTTCCGCATTGCAGTCGGGCGCTGGTTTGGCGTCAACCATCTTCCCAGGCGCTGCATCCATGGGCGTTGTTGGGCTGGCCGGTCGTGCGAATGTTTTGTCTACGAACACCGTCCCCGCCGCCGCTGGGTTTTTCTTTGCCCAGTCCAATTCGCAGAATGCTACCGGGGACTTGACGGGTGTTTTAGCACAGACAAAAATTCCGCCAGGGGTACAGGGCAGCCGCACGAATATCACCGGCCTCAAGTCGCTTCCAATCACGAACCTATCGAACTTAAGCGGAACACAAACCAACTGGCGCGACTTCTGGGCGGTCAACGTAGGCGCAATTGCTTTTGCAATCACCAACCGCGTCCAGTTCGATGCCGACGCTCTCACCATCGGCACCAATCGAATCAACTTTCGCGCAGGCGGGGCTTCGGGCGGCACGGTAGCCTATGGCTTCCAGTCTATCCTTCATACAGGTGGCACAACCCGCCGGTCCTTTATCGGGGACAACTCGATGGAATGCACCGCCAACGATTTCTACTGCCCCACGGCAGCGAAGGGTCTGTTGGTTAAGGATGCTCAGGCTTCTGCCGAATACTGGAGGATCTACCCCAGCGTGAGTGGCACCACTGTAAAGGACGCTACGTGGACTACGGACGCTGATGGTTTCTCGGCATTTACCAGAGCGGCTTCCGCTACTGGCTCTGTCATTCTCAACGTACAGGATGCTGGCACTACGGCCCCTGCGGTCTAAGGAGATTCGATGAAAGTCGCGTTAACGATCCAGCTTCAGCAGGATGACGGGACACCCGTTGTGACCGGGACGCAGACAAAGTCAACCTTTACAAGCGGTGACTACGGCCTTGTGATGGGGTTTTTGACTGGGTATCCACTGTCCACCTTCGTGAAGATGATGGGGTGGATCGCCGATGGGCGGGTAACCCTTTCTGGTACTCCAACGGTAACTCTGAACCAACTCTGAGACTTCGATGGCTATCATCACTTCACGGTCGGTTGGGGTAGATACTACGGCGAACAAACCCGCAGCGGCTACTGCGGGTCGCATGTATCTGCCTACCACGGCAGGTTCCAACTACCTAAACCCAGAGTATGACACGGGAGCTGGCTGGGTTCCCTGGCGGGCCAACACGCTGGTGAGTCTCTACAATTACCATGATGTTTCAACAGCGGTAACCGCCACTAACGCTGCCTGGACAACGGTATTCGATGCTACGCATTTCCAGACACGGACTCGAATGGACTTAAACCGCTTCAGGGAATGCCGCCTCATTGTTATTGCGAATTTGCAGCCCGGAAGCACTTCCGTTGATGTCAGGCTTTATGATGTTACAAACAGTGCCGTGATGAGCAACACACTTAGCTTTACTAGCACCACAGTGGCCCATAAAATGACAACATGGTACACGCTGGGGGCAACAACTTATCAGGGCACCGGAACAGAGCTTTATACTGACTTTGAGGCCCAGGTTACGGATCCGGATGAAGGTCATGCCGACAACATCAAATTCGCCAGAATTGACGTGGAGTTCAGGTGACATTCTGGAGTTACGCTAATGGATGAAAAAGATATTCAGTACTTGGCACTGGTGATCATGCAGTTTCATGCTCAGATTGGGAAGATGCAGAGAGATAATCAGGATCTACAGAAGCAACTTGACGAATTGAGACAACTCCACGATACTAAGGAAGATCCTGGCCAGGAGAACTAATATGGCTCAGTTTGACTTCGGCAGCGGAATGCAGGGTGCTCAAGCAGGATCGGTAGCTGGTCCATATGGCATGGCTGCCGGTTTTGTCATTGGCGGCTTCGTTGGGGGCCACAAGAAGGCTGTAGCCAATAGGAAACTGAAGAAGAAACAGCGCCGATACAACAAGGCTTATGCGGACCTGACCTCTCCCGCAGGTTATAACAAGACTGTCCAAGGAATCTTTCCAGGACAGCGTAATCTGATCGCCTCTGGTCCTGGTTCCCAGATGCAGTCCAATATTGATACCTCGCTAGCGAGAGGTGGATTCAGTGGGACTGGCTTTGGTGAAACTGCAAGGGCTATTGGCTATGTGGCCCCTGAAGTCGCTGCCCTGAATATTGCCAATGAGAAGGCCCTGCCTATCTGGCAACAACAGATCGAGGCTTTCAACCAAAAGGCGAGTTCGGAAGACATTGGGTGGCAGGGCGGACCTACGAGTATGACCAACTTCCAACCTTTTGGATCAGCCACTGGAGCCATCAATATGCTTGGGACTTATGGGGCTAGTGGTGGGAGTTTCCTAGGGAAGAAGAGAAATACGGGTTCCTTTGCCAGCGAGTACGGTGATATGAACATGGCGGATCTTCCCATGAATCCTAAGTCTATTGCAAAACCGATGGACTATAGTTCCATCTACAATCCGAACTATGGGAAGAGTGCTATCGGTTCATTTGGAGGCTACTGATGGCCCTCTATCAAGACCCCAGTAATTCCTTCATGAACTACTACCAGGGCCAGCATCCCGATGAATACACGATGTCTGGTGAGCCGGTATCCCAACCCACGAGTGAGGTTGACAGGCTTCTGAAGGCCGTCATGGCGTCTATGGAAGAACCTCCTGAAGAGGGGATGGCCCAACCTCCACAAGCCCCCTTCAATCCTATGCAGGGAGGATGGAAGGGTGCCCTGAATACTATGGCAGCCCCTTACAACCAGTACCAAAGACCCTTGATTCAGCCGACCTTGGAATATCAGCAAAAAACAGCTCTTGAATATCCCCAGAAGGCTGCTGAAGCCAGAGTGACCGCTCAAGGAACAAGACAGAAGAATCTTGTGGGTGCTCTGAACGCTGCTTCGTTGATGGAACAGAGGCAGGCACAAGCCCAAAAGTGGCAGATGGGTGGTCCTGGCCAGCAGATCAACCGTGGAAACGTCAGAACTCTCTATGACCAGGAAGATCCGTCATCTCCTACAGGGGTAAGCGACATCACCTATCAACTTGTCCCCAAAGGAGATGGCAGTGTTTCCATGATCGAAATTGGGAGGAACAACAAGTCTGTAACCAGTAAGACTGTGACTGGATCTTCTCCCGGTCAACCTCCCCAGATTTACCAGTGGAATCCCAAATCCGGTAAGATTGAGACTATTAATGGAGGTATGTATCCTCCACCGAGTCAACTGGAAGAAAAGGACTACAGACGCCAACAGGTCAACCGTCAGGCTCTTGGAGATATCTGGAATGAGTACACGAAGATGTACTCCAAGATCAGTAAGGAACCGGATTTCTTGAACATCCGCAAGAAGGCTTCTACCTTTGCATCAAGGATCGACTTTCTTCGTGACTTTGCCGACCCAGTCTATGTCAACTACACCAGGACAATTGATGCCAGTTTGAATGCCTATGTCCTGAGTGTTACAGGTCAGGCGTTTGCTGAAACTGCCTTTAGGCGTTACCGTAACCAATACCCAATGCCCTGGGATACCCCAGAAGAAGCTAAGCATGCCCTTCAGGCGCTCGCCAATATGGTCAACAGGGACATTGACGCAGCCATTGCCAGGAATCCATCCCTGTCCAAACCTGGGGCGCAGAGTTTCGACTGGAACCCTTCACTGGGCCAAGGTGAAGACATAACCGACCCTGACCGATACGCGGTGCCATGATGCCGAAAATCTATACCAGAAGTCTTGCCGACCTTACCCCTGAACAGCAACAGGAAGTCCTGAGCAGGGCTCGTAACAAGGGGTATGAGATTGTCGTAGGTGACCAACCGATAGCCATGCCTACTCTTCGGGAGATGGCCTCCACCCCAGGTTCAGAGCTTTCTGAATTCATTCGGGGACAGGGTGGAAGCATGGGACAGATTGGGATGGCCGATATTGGGGCTGGAAAACCATCGCCAACGGAGAACCTTGAACTTGCCGGACAGTTGGGGATTCCAACTGCTACTGCTGTGGGGGCCTTGGCTGGATTTGCCCTAAGCGGAGGCAATCCTGCCGGAGCCTATGCTGGGGCAGCTGCTGGCAACTTCGCGGGTGAACGTGGCTATGCTTACCTTGCCAAGGCCAAAGGACATCCTGAAATGGCTCCATCTCTTACTGCTTCAGCTTTGCGGTCGCCTTTGGTAGCTCTTCCTACTGCATTTATGGGTCTTGGTGGACGAGCTGGAGCCAGAAGTGCTGGTATTCCAGAAGCCACTATTCGGGAGACTCAGCGACGTGCCCTGTCCAATCCACTCGGTAGGACTTCTGTGCAAGAAATAACGTCAGCCCCAAGTTCGACAGCAGAACTGAGTATGGGAAAGAAACTTATCCAGGAAGCTAGGGAACTCAATGCCAAGGCTTCTCCGGCCTTGGCACCAAGAGATGCCTTACTGAAACAGTTCGATGACATTGGATTGGATGTCAGTGGAAGTGACGTGGTGGATTCTCTTCTCTACGAGAGTCCATCTGGAATTGACCCTTCACTTTCCAGTGGCAAGGCGGCTATCAAGGAAATGGAGAAGATTGCCGAAACCATCATGGAACAGGACGTGGACTACCGAGGTCGTATCCCTTGGACTCGGTTCAGGAAGCGTCTCAGCGAGTGGCAGTCTGAAGCTCTGGACAAGCAGGCACAGACTGCGGTTAGAAAGACTCTTGCCAAGGTCCAACATCAAGTTGCTGAAAAGGCCGACAAGGATCTTAGGGCTATCCCACAGCTAAAGATCATTCATCCAATTACTAAGAAACCGATAGTGATAAAAGGGGAAGAAGCTGCTGACCTTCTCCAGGAACTTGACGATTCGATTGGATTCCAGAGGGAGAACGTAAAGTCCTTTGGAAAAGCCGTCGGGACTTCTAAGATCAGGGTCTACGAGCAAAAGAACCAAGCCGAGAACTTTGTCAGAAATTACTACAATTCCTCACAGGCCACCAAGGAACTGGTCAATAACCTGGATCCGACAGGAAGACTTCATAACAAGTTAATGACTCTCGGAATGCGTCGTCAGTGGAATCCTGATGACACAAAGAGAGGCCAGGAACTTTACATGTATGTTGCCCGTGGGATCCAGCGGCTTCCAGTGGTTCAACAGGCTCCTATCGCCAAGGCTCTTTTGGTCAATCAGGGAGTTGCTATTCCATTCTCTTCCTATGTAGGCCAGATGCTTCAGCCAAGCCACGGCGCATGGGATGAAGAGAAATGACCCAGATCCTATTCCCCAACCCACGAATCCTTGTTGAGTTTGGCCATCTTGAAGGAGTTCTTCACAGCATCTTCATGAACTTCATCGAGCAGTTCTGGCCTGACCCTGACAGGTACGTCCGAGTCACCTGTATCTATCGGACCAAGGAAGAGGAGATTGCGGCTGGCGGGAAGTCTGGAATCCACACGGTCGGGCCTTTTTACCGGGCGATTGACCTAGGGGCACGAGAGTTCACCCAGGAAGCCGTCAGTGCCGCTGCAGCCAAGATCAACGTCTTGTGGGAATATGATCCTTCAAGACCGGAAAAGGTCGTTTGCTACGCCGAACCTCATGGTTCAGGGCCCCATTTTCACCTCCAGGTCCATCCCAATACCATTAAACGAAAGGTTTCTGTATGACGATTGAATCTGGGATGATTGAACCTGGGATGATCTTTATTGGAACCCTTATTTTTAATGCTGGGGGTTTCGTCTACCTTGCTAATTCATGGAAGAAATCCATCAACGGACATTTCGAGAAGATAGATACTGCTATCGCAACGATTGCCGGAGAGGTTGGAAAGTTACGTGAGCAACAAGAAGGACAGAGTAGATTTTGTGAGGCCGTACAGAACGGAAAGCGCGGGAGTAAGCCATGAAGCTACTGTCCCGGTTTTCTTTGAAGACTAAGGCCATCCTGGGGGGAATTGGGGCCGGTTTAATCGCCCTCCTTGCCGTCATTGTTAAGGCTATCGGCTACGGAAGGAGAAAGGAACAGCAAAAGGGGCTGGAAAGGGAGTATGAAATTGAGACTGACAAAATTGACAAGATGGCTGCTGATGGCGACGCTGATGGTTTGGCTGCCGATATATTGCGCCGCACAGGAAAGTAATCCCGCCCCAACCTGTCCTGTTGGTTACGAATGCCACGTCAAGGGGGCTGGCCACTGGTTTACCGTTGATGAGTTGGCCCAGGTAGATAGGCGGCTAGCCGAGAATGCCAATACGATTGCCCTGCTGGAGCTGAAGAAGGTGAAGCGATTTGGCTGGACAGTCGGAATGACCCTTGCGGTGGGCCCCACGCTCAACCAAGGCGTACCCGGCGTGGCCGCCCTGGCTGGCGTAGGGATTACTTATGGCTGGCGCTTCTGACCCATCCAATAGCCTACCATGTCCATCTGTTGCCTCTCACACTTTAACCCCCGCTCAATTACGGACCGGCGCAACTCTGGCTTGAGTTTCCTGCAATGTCTATCGCCTCCGCATCGATAAGCCAGACTGAATTGGGGGGTGGCACCAAGCTCGCCATGTCCACGCAGGTATCGATGGTTGACCCCCAGATGTCCCAGGGTATTCCCATCGTGTGGTAACTTCCGCACCAGAACTCACCTCCTTCGTCGTTGGGGCACCAGGCGTCTATGGGCACCATCAGGGTGACCAATATGAGATAGTAGCCCATTAACTCCGGGGTGCTATCGCAGGCCAGGGTGACGGCATCCCAGCACACTGGTTTCTACCTCCTTTGGAGAAAGGGTCTCATGATCCTAGTCCTCCAGTCAGGACTATCATAGTTTCTCCAATACCACAACCAGGACTCAATGGGATGACGGAGCCAGGTGAAGGAGCCGTAGTCAGCGGGTTTCATTCCCCGACTCGCAGCCTTCGGGCGAAGTCGGCCATGACCATGGCGGACGAGTCGTTCTCGTAGGGCGACTCCTTGGTCAGGTCTGCTGACATCCCCGCCGCCTTGGCCACCCGCTCGCGCTCCTCGAGAAGCATCTGGCTGACCTTGGCGACGATCCACTCGCGGTCTTCGGCGGTCATCATGGCGTGGGCTCCTCAGCAGAAATCAGACGTGGTGCGGCTCGTCACAGACGGGGCAGGTGCCTCACTTCATCCACAGCACGCTCGTGGCGATCGTCGCCGCGCCGATCCAGTATAACATCCGCGGCCAGTTGCGCTGCAGGGCGAACAGGACGGCGGTGAAAATGTAGAGGCAGATCAGCAGGCGCATCATGTTTTCCCCGGTCAGGAAGGCGGGGGGAGTCATCGCTGGAAGTCCTCCGCCCGGATCCATTCCTCCCGTGCCGTCCATCGCTTCACATTCCCGCGTTCTCCACGCTTCGCCCAGCTCAGGATCAGGATGCCCCCGCCATTCTCCACCCACACTCGGGCCTCCGGGATGCCGAGAATTTTTAGTCTGCGGGCGGAATGATTCGCCCCCGACGTACACTGGACGATGAAAAAGGTGGCGTATTCGTCGCTGGCATTCACCGTGCGGGTGCAGAGGAGATCCCCGAAGCCCCACAGGTCTTGTCTGATGCCATGTGGAGGAACGTGGGGATTCCAGTGCTCCAGTATCCCGACCTGCATCCCCTGCTTGCGGAGGTAAGCGAGGGTGCGCTGCGTCGGCGTCACGGCTTCTCCCCCTTCGCAGCGGCCACAATGGCGGAGATGGCTCTGTGAGCACTATACATATCATCTGGTAGGTATTCATGTGCGTCGTAGGCCGCCTCCTCCACCTTGGCGATGCGCTCGGCGCGGTCGGCTGCCTCAGCAATCTTGGTGCGCTCAACTCCGCGAGCGAAGGATTCGTCTACGGCAGCCTCCACCGCCGCCTTGCGGTCAGCCAGGACGCGGCGGGCCACAGCATTCCAATCCGTCCAAGCACCGTCCTTGTGCGCCTCATCGAATAGATTGTTGGCGAGTCTAATTTCCTCCTCCGGCAGCGCAGCCTTGGTGTCAGTCTCGGCCATGTTCACTCCTTCCCCAGCACGTCCAGGAGGGCGCGGCGAATCCAGCCCGTATCGGCATAAGCAAATGGATCCCCCGGCCACTCCCCAATCAACTCGCGGAAGGTTTGGCGGGCATTATCTCATCTCCACGGCTAACTCGCAAAATCTATTCATCCTGGTTACTGTCCACAGGGGAAATGACGAGTCTATGGAATCAGCACCAATAGACTTAGCCCATTTTATTTTCTTCTCAGTCCCAGCTCTTCCAATGTGACAGGGCATCCCGTTATCGTGTGCTAATTTAACCCACCAATGAGCAGTATTTTCCTTCCATTCCGATGTTCCGCCCACGAAAATCCCTTCAAATCTTTTCAAAACAGACTCAACATTTTTGGGTAACATCCAATTCTGAACAGCTAGATATCGTGGGGCCATATGTATTCGGTCTACCCAAGACAGGCTATAATCCAGACTTTCTTGACCACCACCAACAATATCTGGAACAACCACAAACTCTGGAATCCAGCCACAATCTCCCAACTCTATTTTCCTGATGGCATTGTAAAACTTTCCCTCGTCTAATAACTTACCCCTCTTAGATGCCACCCAAGCCCCATTGTCAAGAAACCATGGATAGCGCCTGGGTGGTAATGTGTTGGGCAAATTCACCTCACCAACCCCAGAATCCCCCAGCAGGTCGATATATTTTTTTGTTCTGGTATCACCACAATAGAATCTCATTTCTTTGCTACCGATTCCATGTGTGCAATAGCCAGAAGTAACGGGTCAAGCCGATTATTGAGAAACACGGACCTGGCTGATTCTACAGATCCATCTTTCTCTAGTTCTCTCCATAGGTTAGAAACTAACCCAATGGCATCTTTCATGGCTGTATTTTCAGTTCTATAAACCTCGGATAGGCGCTGCCAATAACCCTCATCTCTGTGAGCCAACACAAACCTTTCCATACCGGATAGTTTGTCCGACATCACTCGCTCCGCTCATTATGGTCACCCGGCTCTCTATTCCAGATGCCCTCTTGCTCATCTCCTTGCAGGCGGGGCCGGGTCCCGGTGTTACCTCTCGCTGCGTCCGAGAGTGCATCCTCAGTGGCCTTACGGCTCACGTTGCGCCCTCCCCATCTATCCCGGCTCCCCATCCTGACCCCGTTTCGACGCCTCAGCGCCGTCGCTGGCCCGCCTGCATCTCCTACTTGAGATACGCCACGCCCTCAATCTGCATCTTGTAGAATGTGGCGTCCTTCTCCTTACCGTCGCTCATCGCCGTGTAGTGGAACGAAATGGCGGTCTCGTTGTCCACGACTCGCGTCACGTTCCGAAAGGTGAACGTACGACCCGTAACCAGAAAGAAACGAATCGACGTGAAACCCTCTTCCATGTTGGTCTCCCATTTAAGTAGCGTTGGCTTCTCCTACTCCCCGCCGTGGGGCTGACTGGTGCGCTTCCCGGCTTCACCAGTCCCGGACATCCGGGATCCACGGAGGGGAGGGTCTACTGAATCTTCGGGCTCACGAAGCATGACTCGCAAGACCCGCACGCTCCTCCGCATCCGCAAATTCCGATTTTTCCTGGGCCTTGCTTGCACCAGATCGTGTTCGTGCAGGAGCAGACCATCGTTCCCTCCGGGACGATTGTTCCCGGCTTCACGTGGCGCAGCGAGACCGCCTTGTCCGCGAGATCAGGTCTCCCGGCGCGGAGAGCAATGTGCGCGACGGCGTTGTAGGTCGAGATTGCGAATTCGTCACGCTTTCCAGGGTCCACCTTGTAGAGTCCGTGGTCTCCAACTGTCTCAATTCCGAGCAGGGTGTCACCGTCATAAAGGGCGACGCAGTAGCCAGAGCCGTCCGCGCTGAGTCCCTTCATCGGGAGCGGCGCGTCACGGTCCGCGATTGGGTACTTCCACGCGAGACTGAAACTCACGAGCATCACCACGGCAAACAGAACCGCTACCGCCTTCGCCATTTCTCGGGTGCTCATCGGGTCTCCTTGGCGCTCTTTCTGCGCCTCACGTCTGCCTCGACTCTCAAGACGCACTCCTCGCAGTTCCAGATGCGACCGATTCTCTTCACCCCCTTCCTGTGGTGGTGCCCCGGCCTCATACAGCATCGGTCCAAGGCTGGGGTGCGAATGGTCAGGCCCTCGGGTTTCATGCCTTCTCCAGAAGCAGGATAGCACTGGGGGGAGTTGAACCCCTCTTCTCCGCCTTGAAAGGGCGGCATCCTGACCGTTAGACGACAGTGCCTTGCCCATTACCTTGCCCAAGCAATAACTTTGCCTCCTACGCCAACGTAGGGCTTCCTGGCCCTATCGTCGCCTATCATCTGGCCGGAAGTGAAGCTGAGGCTTGTCGTTTTTATCAATCCGGGGAGGCTGGACTTTCCACCGCTCATTGAATAGCCAAGTATAGGGATGGGGTATAAATGATTCCTTTGTTTCGTCCATCTCCCAGTAGTTAGACCATTCGAGGAGTCCAGTAAGGATATCAAGGATAGATACTCCCGACAGAAGATGCCTATAATACAAGGCTTTGCATCTCCTTGGGTCAATCTTCCTCGGGAAGAGTTGCCACAGTTCCTTGAAATTCTCTTCATCTGTAGGGTTATGAAGGACTTGCTGTTTGGATCTCTTCACTGAGAGCCCCTCCCTACGGTCGGTGTCTTACCGACCCATTCTTACTCCATGAACGGCTAGATCCACCCGGACCGCATGAGGGGGTGGGATAACGCTAGACCGGGGACTCTTTCCGGGTCCAGTCGTAAATGCCGTCGGTGTCCCTACACATACGAGACCGCTCACGGAAGAACTGGTGGCTTTTAATCTCGGAGAAAGCCGAAGTCTACGAACTCCGGAAGAGGGGGTTGACCTTCGATCTTTTATGAGGTAATATCCACCCATCTTCTATGACACCCACAACCTACCCCGCAACGGGGCAGAAGTCAAGGTCCTTTGAGAGAAATCTCAAGGGGCCTTCGACTTTCTACAGGCATCGCACAAGGTTGTAATCCATCCTCTGTCTTCGCCGGTGTTCCCAAGTCCACCGCACTCTTCGCAAGTCATCAGGCTCAAGGATTCAGCCTCTTCGATGAGGTCAAGAGCTTCCTCAGAAGCAGGGCCGACGTAGAACCGAAGGCCTCCGAACTTCTCTTTTACCTGATGGGCCTCTATACCTAGGGGCTCAAGTTTCTCCGAGAGTCTACGGATGACAGGTTCCCATCCGTCTCCACACTCGAATCCAAACTTCATCGGAGAGAAAGGAGTCCCATCGGGAGTCGGTTCATTTACCAGTCGGTAGAGGTTGGGGAAATCATGGACAAGGGCTTGCTGGAGAGTGTTCTTCATTCTTTCACTCCTCAGGAGCGCGCCTGGAGCCGTTAGGAAACCTGGTCAATGGCTCCATCCTCATAGGGTTCTGATTCGGTCCCTGGGATATTTCTTCCTCGATGACTTCGGAACTTTGTAGATCGTCAAGATGCGCCTGGAGCCGTTGCGACCGTAACGCTGGGTCAGGGTAAATGGATAACCCGTAGTGTTGAGTGCCGCCGACAGTATTCCGTGTTCCGAGAAATTCTTCCACAACATCCGTGCTCACAACACCAGAATACCTTGCGTGATATTGCCGAGTGCTTTCTGGTCTAAAAGGTCTCGGACTTAGTATTCGAGTGTCCAGCCTTGAGAATAATTGCTCATGGCCCTCGATGAAACAATGGGCTTCTTCATCCACAGAGAGAGGATTATACGCCAATACTCTGTCCTTGTGGACAGGTTCTCCCATGAAGCACATCGAACAGGCCAGAATGTGTTTTACAATCGGAACAACAGATTCAGGGTTTGTATAATATTGTACCGAGTGAAGACGTAGAGGTAAATGGAGGAGAGACGCAATCGACGAATTTCCGTGTATCTCCCATCCGCATTTCTCGCAGTTGACTCTCATCTACCACCCCAGAGGAAGAGGATTCTGGCGCAATCGTCTGATGGCCGTCTCACAGTGTTTCATCTCGATCTCAATCCCAATGGATCTTCTCTGCACCCTTTTAGAAGCTGCAAGAGTGCTTCCACTTCCGGAAAAGGGGTCGAAGACAATGGATCCAGGCGCAGTGCTTTTTGAGACAAGAAACCCCAGAAGGCTTTCTGGTTTTTCACAGGAATGCTGTAATTGTGCCGGTGATACCCGTCCGAAAGAGAGAAGATTTGGACTTCGACCCTCACGTAAGATGTGTCTGCTTTTCGTGGCATAAGCAATCATCTCCACTTGGGGTGCGTAGTCACCCTCCAGATCACCCATCCCCCAGTTCCCTTTGTCCCAGAAAAGCGACGTTCCGATATCATAGCCAGCAAGCTGCAGCACGTTCCGCAAGAGATACATCTTATCCTCACGCATGAACCAGTAAGATGCGCTTCCCATTGGCAGCTTTTGAAACGTCCTATGGGCCAGCCACCCAAGGAGTGTTTCCGGGAACTCTTGGTCTCCTTGTATGGCTTCCGCGATCCCGTTCTGGGCTTGTCTGTGGTTCGAGACATAGTTGATCCCGTAAGGAGGGTCAGTAATTACGCAGTCGAAGGAATCGGTCCATTCGTAGTCTCGAACGTCACCGTGGTATAGCTTACTGAACTCGTCCTCGTAGATGATCCTCAGGGTTTACCTCCCAATCTTGGTGAATCCGAGGGCCCGAAGGGTTCTGAGTGCATCCGAGAAGGAGTTGATGGGTACCATGCCACCGTCCAGTGAAACGGGCTCAGCGGGCAACGTAGGGGCATGATCGGCCAATCCCTGCGGAAAAGGTTCACGGTATCGGGCTCTCCTGCGAGAGTTCTTGACATTGCTCTCGCTGTTCATGTACTTCCACCCGGCAGGTCCTGGAATCTTTATAGACCCCTGCTTGACGGCATCCTTCCATACCGCAAGGGGATATCCAAGCCTGCGGAGACGACCGTGGACGACTCCAGGTTTCGTCTTGGCCGGGAAGAACTTCATCAGGAATTGCATGCAGAGTTTATCTGTGTCTTGTTTCTCTAGCGCCTTGGAAGCGGCGATGTACTGAGAAACCAGGAAGACATCGTCTGCGTGAGTGTAGGTATGACGGGAACGAGTAGACTTGGAAACCTCTCTTGCCTGTATCGCTTTGCCATCCTCTTTCCTGTATTTCTCTCCAGAGGTAGCAAGGATGCGGTAGAGATTGTACGTATTCCCTAGATCGAAACGCTTCACGATAGCGTTGGTGGCGATCCCCTGGCGGTAGGCTTCTGCTACGTCAGGAATCTTTGCAGCCAGAACATGATCCTTCTCAATCGTCTTGTATCTGTAACCTTTTACAGAGTTCATTCCTTTCCCCTAAGTTAGAGTTCGTTTTGTTGATTCTCGGGTACGTTATGCTGATTCTCTGGGTGGTACAGTTTGCACTTGTTCTTGATCTCCTCTGGACAGTAGTCCCTACACCTCCATCCTTCGTTCTTTTCGCCAATGCTTCCTGGGTCGTAGGCAAGGTTCGTAAGTTCAGAACTTTCTGGCGCAGTCCGCAGATCGATCCTTCCATTCTGAATTCTCCAAAGCAACTTGGCCTGGGGATAGATCCCGCCGATCGTCTTCTCAAGGAGGGCTGGTTTGAACACTGGGCAGTCAGGGATCTGATAGATAAGAGTCCACTTATAGCCATTCTGGTTCCATTGTTTCAGGGCCGGATGGTTTTCGGAGATGTCCTTGGGTTGAGACTTCTGGTACTTGGTGACGGTGAACAGTCCCCCGGTTTCCACAGTCTCCATCATACTCATGTAGACGATGACAATTCTGGAGGTCTTTACCTCTGGATTCAGCCATGAGTAGAAGTTTTCCTGAAGAACATGATCCTGCTTGGGACCGTCCTTGAGATACTCAAGCCCTTTGTCGCCAATGGTCTTCCAGGAATACCTCGTGTTGGCAGAGTTGATGTGTAGGTCGATCCTTCCTCCAATGGGCACATCCCCGAGCATTCTGGGTCCCCATCGCTCTTCGATCCTGAAGTCGCTTGGGTCAAGTCCTCGTTCCAGGATTCCATTCTGATAGTCTTCCATGAGTCTGTGGAAGATTTTTCCCCTGATGGAGTAGTACAGGTTCTTTGGGGTGTCAAAGTAGTCCACCAGCCTGGATAGTCCATGCTGAGTATGGCACCCCACCAACCTTGTAATTGTCACGGCCTCCGTTGGATCGAAAGAGGGTTTGTACCCTGCATTGGAAGACCAGATGGCATGGAGAAGCGGTTCCGCAAGGCACTGCCGATCGCACTGATTGAAGCAGGCGTCGGCATTCCTGTTATTCGTGCCTTCAGTCTTGCTCCCCTTAGGGCATCTGAATCCGACGAGTCCCATTATTGTCTCTCTTTCATATAGTCGATGAGGGTTCTGGCTTCTGCTTTGGTCAATTTTGTCAAGGAATCTTTCCTGAATGTCATCTTGATGTAGTCATCCATGAGACTCTCGGTAAGTTCCTTGGTATCAGCCTTGAACGTGCTTTTCTTGAGAACATGGACGAACCTGATCTGCCCTCCGGTTATAGTTTCCTGTGTCCGTGGACTCTCTTCAGGCCGTCCTTCAACCACTTCAACGTCAGGTATATAATCCGCATCCGTTGGAGGAGGCGGTTCTGTTATCGGAAGAGGAGATGGATCTGGTGCCATAAGACCAGCAGACTCCACCGGAGCGACATAGCCCGAAGGCAGGTCTCCGATTTCAATGCCTGCTTGATCCATCTCCTCTTTTACATACAAGTTACTGAGCTCTGCCGGGAATGCCTTACGGAGGGACAGAGCTTCCGCGCACTTGGCGATCATCACATGGGGCATCTTCCTCCACATGAACCCCAGCCGATCGCCAGGATAGTATTGAGACCACCTCGCAGTGGCAGTGAAGGCGCACCTGAATCCACCGACCAGCTTCCAGACTGTCACCGTGGCAGTCAGGGGATGTTCCTCAGAGGTGTCTGTTTGGGCGTAAGTGAAAATGGCGTCATCGCTTCCCGCATAGAATCCAGTGCGGTCTGCGACCAGCCTGGAGCCATCTATGCCCACTTGGAACGTCATCCGTTCCTGACCCTCTGACCGACGCTTCACGACGTAAATCTGTCTCATCAGAGGGTCCAGACGGGTACTTCGGCAGACATGAAGAAACAGCTGCAGTTCCGTGTCCGTCAGATCAGGGGCAATCGTTTTCTTGATGAGGTCGATATGCTCCCTGGTGAATTCAAGTCCTTGGTCTGGTCTCTTGGCGATAGAATCAGTCATTCCTGACTCCTAAGGCAATGATTTCCTGCCTCTGATGTTCTAGCTTCTGGATAGAAGCACAGATAAGCTGAGCCATAGAGAGTCCAATTTCCACTTGTCTCATCATGTCTTTCTTGTCCTCTGGCGATGCTTCCGTCCAGGAGTCTCTGAGCCTTCTGTGCATCATCACAGCGGAGGCTACGAAGTTCATTTCATTGATCTCGACAATGGCTCGCTCCGTCTCGTCAAAGAGGGATTCGATCTGTTTAAGGGTCATCAGAGTCCTATGGATGATGGCTCAGTAGAATTGCGGGACTTTCACGGGTAGTCCCGGTGCCAGCCTTCGCCGACTCAGCGAGCCTTTACCAAGTAGCTGGTCACAGAGGCAGAATGCCTCCCTTAGCTAAGAGAGGCTTCTTGGGTTACCCCAGATCCGCCTTGGCGTACACCTTCCGCAGCTTTCCGGAGAGGTTGGTAAAGCCCTTGAATGCCGCGTGGCGATACTTCTTTTTGTTCCCAGTCTCGCCACGAACCACGACATCCTTCAGTCCGACGAACGTAACCACGAAGTTACTCTTCGTCTTGTTTCCCTGCAGGATGTCCCCGACACGGATGCAATCACTGGTCATCTTCTCACCTCCTTTCGGTTTGAGTTGGACTTTGTAGAGAAGGCGCATCCTTCTCCACATCTCTTCTGTAATCCTCCTACAACGGTTCATTTGAACTCCTTCATCCATGAGATGATCTTGGCAACCTTAACGTCACTCTTCCTGACTTCCTTGCTCAGCGCGACCGTGTAGGGCAGGTTCTTGGCCATGTAGGGGCTGACTCCAACTATCTTCGTCAGAGGATGGGTTGGCAGCCTCACGTCCGTCCCCACCATGATGTCCTTACCCTCCATGAAATCCTCCGTCCCGCCAATGATACAGATTTGGACAGGGAGCATCCCAACCTTCTCAATGATGTCAAGGACGCGGAAATCCCTGTTGCGACGGCACATCGGACGGTACAGTATCTCCTTTGGTAGCTTGTTTTTTTTCCTGAAGATGACTTGCTTGGTGATTTCCTGGATGGCCTTGATCTTACCGTCATCAACCTTAATAGAACTCCAGGATTCCCTTTCTTCAAAACAACGGTGGCAGTACTCGCGGAAAGTATATTCATGCCTTGTACAGTACTGGAGTCGTTCGTCGATCCTGCAGCAGGGGCAGATGCCTGATTGGTATTCTCTCGGAAAGTTACGGCCACAATTTGGGCAGCTTTTGTAGCAGTAAGGGCAGATGTAGGACGGATAGCTCGAATAGGATATGTTAAAAAGATGGGTTATCGAGAATGTGGATATCGTCCTATGAATAGGGCAGGTCAAGTAGGGAACATAGACACGTTCAGTACTACCTTCTGTTTCGACAAAGGACTTCTTTATGAGCACTTGTCCGATGAACAGGATGTCAACCTGTTGTCTTGTTAACGCAGCTCCTTCCATCCCTACTGTAGCCATGAAAGCCCCGTTGCTCAGTGAGTCATGGGCTCTCTGCAAGAATATTTCAACCGATTTTCTTGCGGCTATCTCTGTCTTGAACCATCTATTGATAGGCACTGGTCTGATACTCCTTAATCGGCATCCCATCCCTGGGTCCTGCGATCACCTCTTGCGCAGGGTCCACAGATGTCTTTTTCTGAGACAAGGAGAACAATCCGACATCGAGTGCATCTCCTCATGGATTTGTAACAAGAGATGCAGAGGGTCGGATCTTGCTGATTGACCCCTATTTCATCGAACTCGAAGTTGCATTTTCTACAAACACTAACGCTATATTCTCCGCCTTGCAGATTCTCCTGAACTCTCTCCTCTTGTATTTCTCCACCTTCTTCCAGACATTGTGAGGAATATAGATGTTTTTCGTTGCCTCGCAATGATTTAGGGTTTGATTCACTGAGGAAACCGAAGAATCCCGGCCTTTCTCTTCCCCGTCCTTCTCGACTGGAGACAGGGGGTGGCCTTTTTTTTTACACTTCTTGCACTCGTAAGCCTGGGCTTGGAAGTTCCACTCAGGCTGGGTGAGTTTTTTGCAGTTTTCACAGTGGGTCTGGTAAGACGAACTTCTGGTGGACCAGGATTGTCCACCTTCCCAGTCGTGTCCATTCCACTTTGTATTCGATGAGTAGGACATGATCTTGTGGACGATCTTGGAGGTTTCCTCGACTCCTTCCTTCCCAATGATGATGGCGATGTCCTCTTTAATCTCGAAGCAAGCGGAAGGAGTGCAAGAGAAGCCTCTATGGTTTACTCTTGTAGACTGCACAATCGCACCAACTGTGCTGGCAAAAAAGAGGATATCATTCGAGTCATCCATCGAGAAGACGATGGGGTTGGAGTGTCTATAGAGAATGAGATGGTCAGGCCATGACGTTGAGATTGCTGCCAGAGCCATTGAGCCTTCCAGTTTTCCCAGTTCCTTCGCTGCGTCTAAGACGGCAGTCTGGTCCATGATCGCCAGGATGGCTTCCGAATCCACTTCACCTTCCCTGGACCACTTCAGTTCCTTGATGATCTCATCATCGTTCCTGATGATCCCATTGTGGACCAGGACGCATCCGTTGATCTTTGACCAGACTGGATGGTTGTTCTTGGAGTTGGCTTGACTCCCCTTGGTCTTGGATCTGGTATGGAATATGACCGTATGGGGGCTGTTGTCACCGAAGAGATGTTGCTTGTGACTACTCCAGATCTCGCTTTCGAGAAACTTATCGGCTGGGATGGCATCCTTGCCGATGTAGATTTTGTTGTCCTTGATGTATCCCAGACCTGTGGCGTCCTGGCCACGGTTGGAGATCTCAAGGAGAATTGTTCTGACCATGTCTTCTGTTGGTCTTGCAGTGCCGAAGCACTTGTACCCGGCTATCCCGCACACTTTGGAGGCTCCTTTGGCATCAGACTTTCCACTCTTCCCTGAAGTTAGTATTCCAGTCGATGGATTCCCTCTCTTGGATGAGAAGGTTGGTAAACTCAAACCCATTCTTGCAGCAGTCAGGGATGTCAACGAGATCCCCAATGTTGGAGATATGGCTGACTCTCTGATCATCCGTCATTTCCTTGGGGTTAGGGAGTAGTTTGTAGCAGTTGATCCCATGCTTTTTGAACATGAGCAGGGCAAGACAGAACAGGGTGATGTTGGCATAGGCTACCGGGGGGCTGATGAGCCACGAGCCAGGGGTCCTGTACTCGAATCCACCGTGTCCTTTCCCTTCTATAGCACGATATACTCTTTCTCCTATGATCTCCTTCCCATTGTGAGTTTTGGCTCCATAGGAGGTCAGGGTACTTCTCTTTATGTAGCTTTCCTTGTCGTCGATGAGTTCTGACAGACACTCCATGAGAAAGAACTCGAGAGCAAAGTAAAGCGCGTACTGTGTTGCTCCAGTACTCATGTCAAACTTCCCGACCTGGAGATGTCCTCCAAGAGGAAGTCCATCGAAGAAGTGTCCTGCATGAAACGTTAGGTTTTTATCGAGTTCATCCTTCTTCTTGTAGAAGCACTCGTAAAGTTTAGCGACCAGCTCATCCGGGTTGCAGGCGATTCCTGGTCTGACTTCTCCTGTAGTGGGGACATCAGTGCCAAGGTAGCCTCCTGCATATCGGAAGATGCTCGAGGCATCGACATGATGCCCGCTTCTCCTGATAGCGAATTCAGGATCTGCTCCGATGGTAAAGGGGAGATTCTCAGGCATGACGCTTGGCCCTCGATAGAGACTTTCTGGTCATCAAAACAACTTTGTCCACAGTCTTCTGTTGGGCAGACTTCGCTGAAACATCCTCGTATTTGATGGGATTATTGAGGATTCTCCATGAGTCCACTCCGGCAGGAAAGCATGATGACAGCATGATTGGGAAATAGAAAAAATTAAAGAGTTTATCTGCAGGACGATTCCTCAGAAAAGGGAGGATCGCTTGCCAGGTCTTGTTTCTGTCAGGAAAATTACATTCCGAAAATTCATTAGAATTGAAACTCGTCCATCCTATTCCGAGTCCCTGAGATAGGGCACTGATTTTGAAGCTGTAACCGTTCCTTTTTCCCTGAAAGATTTGTAGCATGGGAGCCGGGAAATATTTCTTGAATTCCAACACCTCGTCAGGGAAGATCCGCTCGTGGTCAGCGATAAAGACTTTGCATTCAATCCCTCTGTCAAACCATATTTCAGGCTCGAGGGGGAATATCTTATTCTTGAGTCTCTTCATCACATCTCTCCATAGGGATAGATGTTTTCATCATCAGAGGCGGACTCTTTGCTGTAAGACTTCATCTTGTCTGATGCTATACCCTGGTCAGGGAAGTTTTTGGAATAGCATTCCCAGCAGACGTTATGATCAGCTGGTCCTAGGGTCCTCTGGAAAATAATAAGAGTCCTGAATTTCTTAGGGATGAGCTCTACGGCATCCTTAATGTAGTTGCCCTTGATCTCGTCTAGGTTTGTGGTGAGCCAGACGATACATGGCAGTTTGCGAATCTTTTTGTAGATGCCACAGATGAAGCAGGTATTCCATACCGCTGTGTGTTCGTTACCCCACCCAATCTCGACACAGTAGTTGGGTCCTATGATTTCTGCAGTTCTCTTGTAGGACAAGGTTGTCTCCTTCAGCAGCAAAAGCCAGGCATGGACGCCCTATCAGAAGCTATTTGAGGGTCGTCTACCTGGCTATCAGTTTTGAGGGCATCACATAGGTACTCTCGTCCAGACTAACGTCTTAAGAAAGTCAGGATCAGATTTCCCGGTTCACGCCGTCATTACCGTGCTGATATTTTTTGCTGCGGTGCGGTTTTTCAGGCGGTTTCGCCACCAGTTTGCCGCCGACCGTTCATCCCATGTACCAGATTCGGGAGATGGGAGACAGCCCGCAAAAGTAACCGAATCACTCCACCTGCTTCATAGGCTCGCCACCTCCCGGTGAATGAAAGGTAGATTAAACTGCTTGCTGGACTCTACTTCACCGCTTACAGAGTCCAGTCAAGTCTTCCATGTTAAGGACACACCGAGAGGACTTATACTCCAAGTCCCTACGGTCTACCCTCACAGGAGTAAACTCCATGCCCTCACCTTCATTGGCATGGCTTGTCCCCCAGATCTTCGGCCGGAGTCTTCTGGTGGCCTCAAATCGTAATTCATCAGAGGCGTCTTAAAATGACCAGGATCGGTGGGGGGATTGAGATGAGGCTTAATACTCCTCATCCCCAATGAGTCTGGCCATCTCCTCGGTGACGTTTACACGGGAGACTTAGGGGATCTTATGTCAGGCACGTCACTGCCTTGACCCGCCCAGGGTAACGACCCGGCCAGATTCCCTAGTGGCACCTCGACACTTCTCCGAACTGGCAGCGGAAACCGCCCATCTTGACCCTACAGTGCATCAGGAGGCGTCCACAGGCGCATCTGGGGAGCTTAGTACTGATGAATCTTGTTCTCTTACGTGGAGGCCTTGTGGGGTTCTTTCTGGGCATTCCTTTCCCCTCTGAGACGGATCTGTTCATTGAGCCATCGGGCTTCTCGATCAATATCGCTTGGACCTATCGGGCTGAAATCTCCATCGGCACGATGGGAGCAGATGATCTTGAAACAACGTAGTTCAACCGGATGACTGCATTCTCCGCAGTCGCAGTTCCATTCCATGTCGCAGTAAGGACATCTGTGAATCATTGGAATGCTCCTAGATAAGATCCCATCCGATCCGTATTGCTATCCAGAAGCAGTGCAGAATGAAGCTCATGCCCACGAGAAAACAGGCCATGATGAGTGCAATAGCCAGAGCGACCAGGATCCCTGCTCTGATGAAGGCTACTATTTGGCGGATTTTGTTCACTTCAGGAAAGCTCCCATGGGATACGCTGGCAGTGAAATTGGGTTCTCATCAGTACCACCTCCTTCCCAGGATCGTCTTGCCTAGATTCCTGAAAGCAGGCGGTCTGGTATAGCGCAGGGTTCTCTTGATGCAGGCATCCCCGAGAATCTCTGCCGTTATCCTGTTGAGAGTATCACTGACTGGGATGATCAGCTTGTGGCGCTGACGCCTTATCCGGGCCTCTGCCGTATCGGAGAGTCTTCTGTAGTTCGATGTCTGTCTCATGCGCCGATCCCTTTATAGAGACTGGCTTTGAAGGCAGCCTCTCTCTGGCGCAGCATTTCGGCTTTCATGTGAACAGTGAGATAGCCTCCTGCCTGTTCAAGCAGAGATATGGGGCCTTTTTTCTTGCTTTTCTTGGGTTTGGCGATTTTCAAGATGATCATGAATTGGCTCCTATGGGTTCGGGAGCATGATTCTCCCGAATGTTTACCTGCTTGATCATGGCGCGGGATTGGATTAGGGGAATGGGAAGAGCGAAGGGGAATGGGAAGGGGTCAGGATCCTTATGTTCCGGTATGCTGCTCGCGCAGAAACGTGAGCCGCTCGGCGGGGGTCATTTCGGAGTACCGCTCGGCTTCGCTCGAGTACTCTTCAATGAATTCACGGACCGCGTTCACGACGGATTCTGACTTTGCAATATCACCTTTCGACATTTTGGAAAGCTGGAGAGCACCGGAAGGAAGGTTCTGGTTGATTGCTTCGATCCGAGCGTTGAGGCTGTCGAAAATTCCGAGGATTTCGTTACCGGGAGACTGCCGATTGTCGAGGATGACCCAGACAGAATGATCTGACTCGCCCTTGACTTTCGATTGCATGGGGTTCCGAAGCTTTAACATGGAATGGGCTCCTGCGATTGCCTTATGGCAACCGCTCAAACCGCGCCATGATAAAGCAGGTTTTCCTTGTGGGGTTTGGCATCCTGACCCCCCCCGCGCCTCGGGACCGTCGGCGGTCCATCGCGGTGCTGACGCTAGGCTAGGCGGTTAAGTGGGCTCCTTTTGTTCTGGCCCGTATTGGGCCATAGAATCATTTCAACGGGCCACCATAGTGCAAAGGGCGCGCCACGCCTTTATTTTCAACGAGATAGGCCATGCCAAGCGCGTGAACATTCCCCATTTCATTGAAAATGAAAGGTTTACAAGGTGATGGGCGCGCTAGTGGGAGAGCGGCGCCGTAAACCCTTTGTTTTCAACGGAACGCCATTATGGCATACGCAAGAATTGCGTGCTATTATGTGTCTTTCGCGCCAATCTATGCTAACCTATTATGACATAAGGGGATAGTTTTGCGCGCATCTTTCTTGACATACGCAAACCTTTCGCTATGCTAACCCTTGCAATCTATTGCCCCATCCAGTTTATTCCTTTTCGGCATGCAATACCGTATTTTGTGGTGTGTCTTTTTGGCCCCACCATTAGCTGTGACACTTCGGATTTTGCCTATGCG